TTTATCTGCAAAGATGAATGAAACCAATGGTGCAGAGTTCACACAGGGGGAAATGGGAGCTATCCGGGAAAGATACACTTTATCTGATGAAAAGTTTATTGCTATTTTTTTTGCCGACACTGTATCTTAAAAAGATACAAGGATGATAAATTGATTAAGAAAGGATGAAAAGTTTATGTTCAATGAAATTCTGAAACAGGCTATGCAGGAAAAGGAAATGAATTTGACCGCCTTATCTGCTGCAACAGGTATTGGAAAAAGTTCTATCAGTCAGTATCTTTCAGGAAAAAATGAACCGCCTGAAAAAAGAAAAGAAGTGATTGCAACCGCCCTTGGGCTTTCCGTTGATTACTTCAAAACTGCTGAAATTCAGGAAGATATTTCAGCAGATACCCCAAACCTTCCAGTAACAACAGCAGCCCGGTTGATGGGAAAAAGCAAAGAATTTATTTATCAGGGGTTGCGTGATGGGGTTTTCCCTTGGGGCTACGGTGTGAAGATGGGAAAGAATTGGAGTTATTATATTTCCCCTGTAATGTTCACCAAATGCACCGGGTTAGCAATCAATTAAGAAAGAGAGGATAAACAAGCATGGATGAAATCAAAGGTTACAAGGTGTTCAATCCCGATTGGACTTGTAGAGGGAAACAGTACACTTGCCCCGGAACTTTTAGTGAAGAAGGGGAAATTGAAGTTTGTGAACATGGGATGCACTTTTGTTTGAAAGCTGCTGATTGCTTTAACTATTACCAGTTCAATCCTGAAAATCATGTTGCGGAAGTTATTGCACATGGTCAGATTGCAGGAAAAGGTGATAAGTGCTGCACTGACAAACTGGAAATTGTGCGTGAAATCCCTTGGCAGGAAGTTCTTGACCTTGTGAACCAAGGAAAAGGCTGCACCGGACTTTGCAACAGCGGTAATTGCAACAGCGGTAATTGGAACAGCGGTGATTGGAACAGCGGTGATTGGAACAGCGGTGATTGGAACAGCGGTAATCGCAACAGCGGTGATTGGAACAGCGGTAATTGCAACAGCGGTAATTGCAACAGCGGTAATTGGAACAGCGGTGATTGGAACAGCGGTAATTGGAACAGCGGTAATCGCAACAGCGGTGATTGGAACAAGACCAACTTTTCCAATGGTTGTTTTAATACGGAAGAACCAAAAATTTACCTGTTCAATAAACCTTCTGAATGGACTTTAAGAGATTGGCTTAATAGTGATGCCCGGTATCTGCTGAATCAGATTGACAGTTGTATTCTTGAATACGTTTACTTTTCGGATATGACAGATGAAGAAAAGAAAGCCCACCCGGAAGCTGAAACAACAGGTGGTTATCTGAAAGAACTAGATAAATCTGAATGTGGTCAGATTTGGTGGAATGGTTTATCAGAAAGAAACCGCAATATTATCCGCAATATCCCAAATTTTGACCCGGTTATCTTTGAACAGATTACAGGGATTAAGATTGAAAATTAAGAAAAGAGAGGTACAAACAATGAGTAGTGCAAAAAATCACAAAATCAGAAGTCACCGCAGCTATAGAAACAAGGCTGCAATGTTGAATAATTTTCAGCGTACAAACTACATGAAGCAGACTACCAAAAAGACTATGCAGGAAAAGAAATCTTTCTTTGCTACGTTGATGGGTATGTTCAAGAAAGGAGAAAAGTAAAAATGGATGATTTTATGATGCAGCTTTCCAATGAAGTAAATGATGTTCTAAATAAAGTGTTTGGTGATGCACCTTCCAACTTTAACTGCAAGTGTTCTGTTCCGTCAAATCCGGCTCTTAGAACACGCAGAGTTCCCCCAACTGAATGTGTTTTCACCCCGGTTAGAATCCTGAAATCCGGCAATGCAACCATTGTTTTTTGGAAGGATGGAACAAAGACCGTTGTTAAGTGTGGGGCTGATGAAACCCCGGATGATTATGATGCTTTCACCGCTGCACTTGCTATCAAGATTTTTGGAAACAACAGCAGATTGAAGAAGGTTATCAAAAACAAAACGGTCATTCAGCAGACCAAGAAAGGGAAAGAATGATTTCCCTGTATCCGCATCAATGCAAGGTGTTAGAACAGACCAAGCCCCTTAACAGGGTTGCATACTACCTTGATATGGGGCTTGGAAAAACTTTTGTTGGTTCGGAAAAAGCTGTTTCTTTTCCAAATAAAATCTTGCTTATCTGTCAGAAGTCAAAAATTCAAGATTGGATTGAACATTTTCAAAAATATTACAATCTGACAGTGTTTGATTTGACGGATAAAAAGCAGCTTGAAGAATACAGCGGAACAGTTGGTAAATGCGTTGGTGTGATTAACTATGATTTAGTGTTCAGAAGGTCATATTTTAGCCAAATAACCGGGTTTACCATGATGCTTGATGAAAGTTCCATTATTCAAAATGAAACGGCTAAACGGTCAAAATTTATCTTAGGCATGAAGCCGGAAAATGTAATCCTGTTATCAGGAACACCAACAGCCGGGAAGTATGAAAATCTTTGGTCACAGCTTCACCTATTGGGTTGGGATATAACCAAAAAACGATTTTGGGAACATTATGTTGAAGTTGAATGGATTGAAGATAGTGAATCAGGTTTCAAAATTCCCCATGTTGTAGGCTATAAGAATGTTGACCGCTTGAAAGCGAAACTTGCTGAACATGGTGCAGTTTTTATGAAATCAGATGAAGCCTTTGAATTACCTGAACAAATTGAAATCCCTGTAATGGTATCAACTTCAAAACAGTACAGAAAATTCATGAAGGATAGTTTGGTTACAGTTAAAAAATTGGATGCCAATGTTTCAGGATGGGAAACAGGTGTTGAAGCTGAATTGATTGGAGATACAACCCTAACAAAGCGGTTATATGCCCGGATGCTTTGCAGCCAATACAGCAAAGAAAAAGCACAAGCATTTTCAGATTTGATTTTCAGCACGAATGAACGCTTGATTGTATTTTACAACTTCAATGATGAACTTGCCTTGTTATGGCAGATAGCATTGCAAAAGACCCCCCACCTTTCCCTTGTGAATGGTAGTCGGAAGGATTTGCAAGATTATAACCTGCATGATGATTCAATTACTTTTGTGCAGTATCAAGCCGGGGCAATGGGTTTGAATTTACAACTTGCAAACAGGATTATTTATTACAGTTTAACGGATAAATCTGAACTGTTTGAACAATCCAAGAAACGTATTCACAGGATAGGACAAGAACGAACTTGTTTTTACCATTATCTTCTATGCAGGAACAGTGTTGAAATGAATATTCTTGATACGCTGAAAATGCGGAAAGATTACACAGATGAATTATTCAAAGAATGGGATGAATCCCAAAAATAGAAAGGATGAAACTTATGGAAGCTATGGATTATGCACCAAGAACAAGAAACAGACAGGTAATGAAGCCTGTCAAGAAGCCTATTAAGAAGAACAAGGTGAAAACCGCTGCAACGGTCACCAAGGCAGTTTTAACCGGGATTTGTGAAGGGTTCATTCCCTATGCGGTAATTGCCGGGGATAACAGCCCTTGGCTGTATGCTATTCCCTTTGCACCTGTTGTTATTTATCTGATTACAAGAGTAATCAAGGATTTGAAAGGATGGTATGAAAATGAAGAAATGTAATAGCGGTGAAACTTGCCCGGTATCGGGTGAAAATCTTTGCTGCAAATCGTGTGAAAAGTTGCAGACTTGTGAAGATGCTTGCAATGAAGCCCTTGACTTAACAGCTAATTGCCCGGATGAAGTTGAAGAACCTGATGCCTTGACGGTGTTTCAGACCAAGGAAACAGCGGTTATTCAGGCAATGTCTGACCTGTTAAAGCAGAAGAAAGCACTTGAAGAACAGGAAAAGCAAATCAGGGAAAAGTTAGTTGAAACTATGGATGCCTATGGTATCAAATCTTTTGAAAATGATTTGCTGAAAGTTACCTATGTTGCAGCTACTTCCAAGACAAGCATTGACAGCAAGGCATTGAAAAAGGATTTGCCGGATATAGCTGAAAAGTATTCCAAGACTTCCCCGGTTGCTGCTTCTGTCAGAATTTCCTTGAAGTAGGTGGTTCAATGGCAGCGGAAAAAAATTTTGAAAACAGGGTGAAGAAATGGCTGCAAGGTTTAGGGGTGTATCCCCTTGGATATGCAGCGGACAAAATGACCGTTCCCCCTATTGGCTATTACGAAAAGCGTTGGGGCGGTGGCTATTCAAAATCAGGGTTGCCGGATATGCACCTTGTAATCAATGGAATTTCTATTGATGTGGAATTGAAAGCATCTAACGGAAAACCTTCTGAATTGCAGAAACGCAATATCCGGCAAATCAATGATTCAGGCAGTATTGCAATGATTCTGTACCCGGAAGGGTTTGAACAGTTTCAAGAAATAGTGAAAGAGGTGATTAAATGCAAAGTTCACATTCAGCCGTTGAATGTTTTGAAAGCTGTAAACGGAAATATAAAATGCGATATGTTGACAAGCTGAAAACCATTGAATCAGATGCAGCGGATAACGCATTGATTATAGGTGCAGCTTTACATACAGGCATTGAAAAGAATGTTGAAACTGCAATCAAAGAATATTTCTTTTCCTACCCCATCATATCAGATGCACACATTACAGAAGCAATGAAACTTGAAATGCAGATTGAAAAAGCAAGGGCGGTTGTTCCACCCGGTCAGCATGAAGTTTTAATTGAAACTGAAAAATTCAAAGGCTTTATTGATTTGCTTGTTCCTGTTGAAGATGGTGTGTTTGATATTTGGGATTTCAAATATTCCAACAATGTTAGTCATTATATGGAATCCCGGCAACTGCATTTGTACAAGTATTATTTTGAAAAAACGCATCCGGGGCAACGGATACGGAAACTTGTTTTTCTATTTGTACCAAAGAACAGCAGCAGACAGAAAAAAGATGAAACCTTATATCAGTTCCGGGAAAGGGTGATTGCAGAATTATCCCCAACAGAAGTAAAACCTGTTGAAGTTCCCTTTGATTATTCAAAGGTGATTGAACATCTTGAATTGGTGCAGGATGTTCAGAAAGAAACAGAATATGAAGCTAATCAAGGATGGCTTTGTAAGTATTGTGAATATGAAGATTTTTGTCAGAAAGGAAGGAATTACATGATTTTACCAAGTGCAGAAAGAAGAAACATTTCAGAAACCAAAAAGAGGAAGATTTGGATTTATGGGGCTGCTTTTTCAGGCAAAACCACAATGCTTGACAATGCCCCAAATCCGCTGAACCTGAACACAGATGGAAATATTCAGTTTGTAACTATGCCCTACATTTCCATCAAAGATGAAGTGAAGGTTGAAGGAAGGATTACAAAACGCAAGTATGCGTGGGAAGTTTTCAAGGAAGCTATTGCAGAATTGGAAAAGGGTCAGAACAGTTTCAAAACCATCATTGTTGACCTGTTGGAAGATACAAGGGAAGCGTGCCGGGTGTATATGTATGACCAGTTGAAGATTCAGCACGAATCTGATTCAGGCTATGGAAAGGGTTGGGATATTATCAAAACAGAATATCTTTCAACCATCCGCAGATTGTTCAATTTGGATTATGAAAACATCATTGTTGTTTCCCATGAAGATGTTTCAAAGGATATTACCAAAAAGAACGGTCAGAACATTACCCGGATTGCACCTAATATTCAGGATGCCATTGCAAATAAGGTTGCCGGAATGGTGGATATAGTTGCAAGGGTAGTTGTGGAAGATGATGGTACAAGAACGCTGAATTTCAAATCCAATGAAGTTATTTTTGGCGGTGGACGTTTGAAAGGTATTCAGCAGACCACTATTCCCCTTTCGTGGGATGCCTTGATGCAGGTTTATGATGAAGCAAATGCCAATGTTGCAACAGCTTCACAGGAAACACCTGCTGCATCCGCTAAGAGTGGAAGAAAGACAAGAAAGGCAGAAGATACTTCTGAATCTACAAACCCAATCGAAGGTGCTATGAATCCGCCTGAACAGCCGGAAGAAAATGCCCCGGATGAACAGCCGGAAGCGGACAAGCCAAAAGCCGGAAGGACACGCAGAAGCGGAAAAACAGTTGAACAGCCGGGGGATTGGCAGGATAACACTGACAGCGTAACGGTTGTACTTGAAAAGGATACCTATTTCTTTAGACCTTCTGACAACAACTATCTGATGAAGCACAAAGGGGATTCTGTTGATTTGGTTGTTGGCGGTGAAACCGTACTGAAAGAAATAACCAAGGAAGAATTTGGTGAAGGAATTAAGAAGATTGCAACAGAAGGTAATCCGAGTGGTGAAGCTGTATCTGAAACTGAAACTTCCAATGAACCGGGAAAGCGTACACGCAGAAGCAGAAGGTCATAACATGAATATTTTTCTTGGAATCCTTGCTTTGATTTTTGCTGTTGGAATGATTGGCGATAAGGAACAAGGCAACAGAAACAATTTTACGTTTGCATTTGTCGCTTGTGTAGTAGCGATTGTTGCAATAAATATTATCAAATAAGAAAGGTTAAAAGGTGAATTAAAATGGCAGATATGTTTGATAAGTGGGATGAAGAAATTGATACCGAGGGTTTGCAGAAGGATGTTGAAGAAGCTGCAAAGAATGGTGGTACTTTCAAGGAAGTTCCCCCGGATACCTATGAAGTAAGTGTTGAGAAGATGGAACTGATTGCATCCAAGAAGGGTGACCCTATGGTTTCCATTTGGTTCAAGATTGCAGCAGGTGAGTTCAAGAACAGCCGGATTTTCTATAATCAGGTGGTTCAGAATGGTACTGG